CTTGCCTCGAGCGGATTATCCGAAGGATCACTCGGGTAAAGAGCAAACCGCGAGTCGCAAGGAATTTGATTCAATTGAGTTCCTTCTCGCGGGCTTTGCCATACCCGACGGATGCGGTTTGTAAGTCGGCCTTGGCCGACCATCACCGCGTTCTTCGTGATCCTTTTCCTGTAAAGGATTCGGATTTCCGCTCCTTGCGCGAATGGACCGTTCGGTGGGGACAACGGTTCAAGCGGTTCGCAAACCTCAATCAGGCTTCGTTGCAGGCTTCGTCGTCGGCAACTCTGGACTTTTCGCGTCGAGATGGTGGCTCTAGGGCCGATCTCGAAGCGATAGTTACAGAGTGGGCCGACGAGCCTGCCGACGAGCCTGCGGGGTTCGATCCGCTTGATCGTTTTCCCACTTTTAAGGATTCGACTCGGTTCACGGAGGTCGGCGAACAAAACCGTGCCATGGGTGCTAAAACCCGTGGTGCGGTGGAGTACGTCGTTAACCTCCTTACCGAGCCGGACCTTGAACGGTCCAGAATTGCGAGGCAAGTAAGGGACGCATCTCTCCGTTGGGCGGACGGAATGCTTCTTGGCTCTCACACCCCCAAAGCTTCGGTAGAAGTAGTGAAAGAACGTGGGTTCAAAGCCCGCGTTGTCACTAAATCTCCTGTTGAATTGGTTGAGTGCGGCCATCTGGTACGCTCTGTCGTCTGGCCGATGCTGGAACGGGACCCCAGAATTAAGGTTTCTCTGTCGGGAGAACGCCTGGAGGGATTGTTCAAATCCCTTCAGGACGACCCGATTGGAGTGCCTATTAATCTGGGTGATCCCGTCCTGGTGTCGGCCGACTTGACAAAAGCAACCGATGGCTTGAGCCAAAAGGCAATTTCCGCCGTCTGGAACGGCCTCTGGGAAGGGGCCGATCTGCCCAAGGATGTTCATGCGCTCGGGAGGTTGGTGCTGGGTCCGCAGGAAATAAGCGGCTACGAGGACGTCGACGCATTTGTTTCGACACGCGGCTGCCTCATGGGTCTTCCATTGTCCTGGTTTGTCCTTTGTTTGGCAAACCTTTGGGCAATTGAAAGTTCCATTGAGGAAGCCGCTGAGAAACACGGCATTCCGGGAGAGATCGCTCAGTCTCTTCAACGGATAGCCGTATGCGGCGATGACCTCGCTGCCGCTATTCCTGCGGAAGCTCACGCGGGCTACGAGAGGCGGATTGAAGGCATAGGCTCTGGTCTGAGTCACGGGAAACACTTGGTGTCGATGCACCTTTTGCTCTTTACGGAGCAAATGGCGTGGTTCGTACACCAAAGTGGACCCGCTCCAGACTGGAGCCTGGCCTCCCGCTTGCCACGGCGGTTGTTCGGCGGTCAGGCCCCAACAGTTACCTTCCTGAAGGCAGACCATTTGGTGGACTATGTACCTGTAAGGTCCATAGTCCACCCTGGTCACTTTGCAATCAAGAGGGTCATGGGTCCTGTCCGTTTCGAACTTCCGTCGTGGGCGACAAGCGGTCCGGCGGTGGCTGCGGCTCTTCCTTGGTGGTCTTCGGACCAAACGAAACGTTCGTTTGCCAGGTTGAGCCGCATTCTCCGTCCGGAAATCCGCCTTCTCGAAGCCCGCGCGATTCCAGCACACCTTCCGAGGGAGGTTGGAGGGGGTGGCTTTCCCCCACTCAGGCCCGGGAAAGTTCTTCAAGACGCACCAGATCGTTACCGCCGGTTCCTTTATCGGTCCCTCCTGGACCTCGAGATGAAGGAACCGATTGGTAACAATCCACTTGTCAAGTTGGTGCGTTCCTGGATGGTTTGCGGCAAAGCCGGAGACACGTTCCAGATGGCATTGGAGACGGCCGAAGAAGAGTCGGAGTCGAAAGGAATGTTTCTCCCTGCGCCCGAGGGCGTCGATCCTGCTACAACGCAGATTGAGGGTATGAAACTCCTGACGACTTCCGATGCTCTTCTCCGTCTCGCTGCTGTCTGGGCGCCGAGTCTCGGCATAGCCGCTTTTCAACCAGGAAGGCAATTTTGTTTGCCTTTTGATCAATTTTCCCGGTCCTTCAACCGGTTGGTATCGGCACAGTGCCGACGCCTTACCGGTCGGGGGAAGCCACTTGGAAATGTGGATGAGTCGGTCCTTATGGACCGACTCGTGAAACTGACTCAAGGGGAGGTTGTCGCGGTCCTTGATGACCGCTTTCCACCTGGCCTTGGTGTTACAATGACGGGACGCCCGTTGCGAGAGCAACGGAACGCTGGGCAGCACAGAAAAGCATTTCTGTCCAGCCG